GTACTGTCGCCGGAACCCTCACGGTTGATTCTTGGAATAACATCGGAAAGTACTCCGGACTTCGAAGTGTATTTTTCATCTTTGACGAGCAGCGAATTGTTGGCTCTGGTCAGTGGGCTTCTAAGTTCATCGAAATCGCTAAACATAATCGGTGGATCTTGCTCAGCGCGACTCCCGGGGATACTTGGATGGATTACATCCCGGTATTCGTGGCGAACGGATTCTATAAGAACCGTTCTGAGTTTAAGCGAGAACACGTCGTCTACAACACCTATACAAAGTTTCCGAAAGTTGACCGTTATACGAACGTGGGTCGACTCGTCAGGTATCGTAACAACATCCTGGTGCACATGCCCTATGCGCGCCACACAACTCGTGTGTCTACTAAGATTCCGGTCGGGTATGACGAGGCGCTGTTCGAGGAGGCATTGAAAAAGAGATGGCACGTTTACAAGAATCGCCCGCTGAAAAGCGTGGCGGAGCTCTTCCTTGTTTTGCGGCGTATTACAGCGACGCATTCGAGCAGGCTCGAGGCTGTCAGTACTCTGTTGAAGAAGCATCCTCGGTTGATTGTCTTCTACAACTTCGACTTCGAGTTGGAGATGCTTCGGGGAATCCAGTTCTCGGGCACTGTTTCCGAATGGAACGGCCACAAACATGAACCGCTTCCTGAAGGCGATCGATGGCTCTATCTTGTGCAGTATGTGGCGGGCTCTGAGGGATGGAATTGCACGCGAACTGACGCTGTGGTTTTCTATTCGCTGACGTACTCGTACAAGAATTGGGAACAGGCGCACGGGCGGATCGACCGGCTAAATACGCCGTACTCGAGGCTTTACTACTACACCCTGATGAGCAACTCCATGATTGACAAGGCTGTGTGGAGAGCTCTATCTGAGAAAAGGAGCTTCAACGAGTCTGATCTTATCGGGTCACATGTGGCAAAGTAGGACAACCGTCACATAGCTCAGACCAACGCGTATAGACGTGGGCGAATGGGGTAATTGGGTACAGATATGGATGAGAATCGGACATGAAAAAAGTTGCCAACGGTTGCCCGAAGATATGTCCCAAAATGCCCCCCACTCACTTGTCAAAAAGCCATATCTGAAGGCTATAAACTCTTTACGCGGAAAACTTAATAATATATATTATTGATAATCGATAATTAAAAAGTTTTTGTCGAAAATCTTGGCAAGAACAAAACGGACACGGAGGTCTACGTGCTCGAGGAGAAATGGGAAGAGATTCGAGAGTTCCCCCAATTCGCCGTCAGCAACTACGGCGAGATATTGAATCTCAAAACCAAGCGCTACAGGAGGGTCATGAGTAACGCGCAAGGCGTTGCCATGATTACGGTCGCGGCTTCTGGAAGAATCTGGACCCGAGGCCTAGCGCTCCTAGTGGCAGGTGCGTTTCTTCCCAACCCCGAAGAGCTCATCTTCCGGACCCCTATCAATCTCGATGGCGATCGTATGAACTGTCGCGTCGACAATCTTCTCTGGCGTCCCAGATGGTTCTCGGTTAAGTACCATCGTCAATTCTTTCAGTCAGAGTTCCACCACGCAAACCCACGTCTTGAGCTTTTGGATACTGGTGAAGAATTCATTGGTGTCAAAGAGCCGGCTATCAAGTATGGCTTGCACTACGTGGACATTTTTAACTCTGCATGGAACGAAACACCAGTGTTCCCTACCCGTCAAACATTCCGCCTTCTAGATGAGTATTATTAACCCGTGTTTAATTCGCGGGATATAATAGAAGGAGTGGAAACAAGCTTTCTACTACTTGGGAGAAGTTGTGCTCGAACGCGAGTATCAAGCGTTACTGATTCGAAGGCTTCAGGATCGGTTTCTTGGGTGTCTGATCCTCAAGAACGACTCCTCCTATCTACCTGGCGTTCCGGATCTTCTGGTCCTCTATCGGAACCGTTGGGCGATGCTCGAGGTGAAGGCTTACGAAGATGCGCCTGAACAGCCGAACCAGGAGTTCTACGTGAACAGCCTGAACGCGATGTCTTTCGCAGCCTTCATTTATCCAGAGAACGAAAAGGAAGTGCTCGATGATCTTCAATCCGCATTCGAACGTCGTCGGTAAGCACGCCTTTCTAAGCCCCAGCAAGAGTAGTTGGATCGGCTACGACGAAGACAAGCTGGATCGAGTCTACTTCGCCGCAATGGCTGCGCAGCGTGGCGTCGAGCTACACAACTTGGCACACGAGTTGATCCGATTGGGAGTGAAACTCCCCGCAAACGGTAAGTCGCTCAGCATGTACGTGAACGATGCCATTGGCTACCGAATGACTCCTGAGCAGATCCTGTATTACTCGGATAACTGTTATGGAACAGCGGATGCTATCGGCTTCAGAAAGAACCTGTTACGAATTCACGATCTCAAGACCGGACGTAACGAGGCTTCAATTCATCAACTCGAGGTCTATGCGGCCTTGTTTTGCATGGAGTATCGATTCAAACCTACTGAGATCGGAATCGAACTTCGGATCTACCAGAATGATGCAGTTCGTGTCTACACACCCGAACCCGATGACATCTTCCACATCGTGGACAAAATCATCACTTTTGACAAGCGGATCACTGATCACAGAATGGAGGCGCCGTTGTGAAGATTTCTGAAGAGGATTACATCGCACACTACGGCATTCTCCGCAAGAGCGGACGTTATCCGTGGGGTTCGGGAGGATCGCAGAGTGAGCGCAACCAGACCTTCTTAGGTACTGTAGAGGGTCTTCGCAAAGAAGGGTTGAGTGAAACCGAAATAGCTCGGGGATACGGTATCACTACAACTCAACTTCGAGCAGCCAAGTCCATCGCTCGTGCAGAACAGAAACAAGCGACTATCGGAGAAGCCCAACGCCTCAAGGACAAGGGATATTCGAACATCGCCATCGGCCAGAAGATGAGGTTGAACGAGTCGTCAGTTCGTGCCCTTCTTGCCCCCGGTCAGAAAGACAAAGCCGACGTTCTCGAAGTAACTGCCGGCATGCTCAAAAGTCAGGTAGATGAGAAAGGACTTCTCGATATTGGTGTGGGTGTAGAACATCATATCGGAGTCAGCAAGGACAAGCTCAACACGGCCGTCGCCATGCTTCGGGAACAAGGTTACGTCGTGCACTACGTTAAAGTCGAACAACTGGGGACTGGCAAGCAGACAACCATCAAGGTTCTGTCCAAGCCTGACGTGTCGTACTCAGAAGTCTACAAGAACCGTAGTGAAATTCGACAGATCACCGAATTCTCGCAAGATGGTGGTCGTTCGTTCCTCGGTCTTCTTCCTCCGATTTCCGTGAACTCAAAGCGCATCGCCGTTCGCTATGCAGAAGAAGGTGGCGCTGACGCTGACGGTGTGATCTATGTTCGACCCGGCGTCAAGGATCTTTCTCTCGGAGAATCTCGCTATGCCCAGGTTCGTATCGCAGTAGACGGCACGCACTATCTCAAGGGCATGGCGATGTACAAAGATGATCTTCCTGCCGGCGTGGATCTCATGTTCAACACGAACAAGAAGAACACGGGAAACAAGAAAGACGCCATGAAGGCGATGAAGAACGACGTGGACAATCCTTTTGGATCGGTTGTTCGTCAGATCATTAAGAAAGGGTCGGACGGCAAGGATCGAGTAACTTCGGCGATGAACATTGTCAACGAAGAAGGTAACTGGGAAGGTTGGACGAAGAGTCTTTCTTCTCAGATGTTGTCCAAGCAGAGCCCAAAGCTGGCCAGTCATCAGCTAGACCTGACGTTCGAGAAAAAGCGGAATGCGTTGGAGGAGATTAACAGTCTCACCAACCCCGCCGTGAGAAAAAAGCTTCTTGAGGCCTATGCTGACGATACGGATTCATCGGCCGTTCATCTGAAAGCAAAGGCTCTTCCTCGTCAAGGGTCGCATGTCATTCTCCCAATCAACTCGATGAAGGAGACTGAGATCTTTGCACCCAACTATCGCAATGGCGAGAAAGTCGCCCTAGTTCGTTACCCACACGGCGGAATCTTCGAGATTCCTGAACTAACGGTAAACAATCGCCACCCGGAAGCTCGTAAACTTATAGGCAACAACGCTAAAGATGCTGTCGGTATCAACAGCAAGGTGGCGGAGCGACTGTCTGGTGCCGACTTTGATGGGGATACAGTCCTCGTCATTCCAAACAATGATCGTAAGATTAAGACGGCATCACCACTTCAAGGCCTCAAGGGTTTCGATCCTGTACGTGAGTATCCTGCGTATGAGGGCATGCCCCGAATGACGGCCAGAACTAAGGGTATCGAGATGGGTGTTGTGTCTAACCTCATCACCGACATGACCATTCGTGGAGCTAACTCGTCCGAACTTGCTCGAGCAGTTCGGCACTCCATGGTGGTAATCGATGCTGAGAAGCACAACCTGAACTATAAGCAGTCAGCTATCAACAACGGCATTGCTCAGTTGAAGACCAAGTATCAGGGCAGTGCTAGGGCTGGCGCTTCAACACTCATCTCGAGAGCCAGTGCTGAGATCAGGGTTCCTGAAAGACGCCCTCGTCCAGCAGCTAAAGGCGGCCCAGTAGATCGGGCTACGGGAAAGAAAGTCTTTGAAGAAACCGGCGCCACATTCACTGATCGTAAGGGCAAGGTGGTTCCTAAGACCATCAAGTCGAAGCGGTTGGCTGAGACCGACAACGCAGAGACACTCTCCTCGGGTACGCCCATCGAGAGAGTGTATGCGCTCCATTCGAACAGACTGAAGAGTCTGGCCAACGAAGCAAGGAAGGCTGCGGTATCAACAAGAACCACTCCCTATTCGCCTTCCGCAAAAACCGCCTACTCAAGAGAAGTGGCTACCCTCAGCGCAAGTCTTAACATCGCCCTCAAGAACGCACCCCTCGAAAGACAAGCCCAGGTGGTAGCAAACTCCGTGGTCTCCCAGAAGAGGGCAGCTAACCCGGAGATGGACGGTGCTGAGTTGAAGAAGCTGAAAGCACAGGCCTTGGAAGAAGCCCGTATTAGAACGGGCGCCAAGAAGAAGCGCATAGTAATTAGCGATTCAGAATGGGCAGCCATTCAAGCCGGCGCTATCAGCAACAACAAGTTGAACCAGATCTTGGATCATGCCGACCTTGATCAGATCAAGAAGTTGGCAACACCGAAGTCTAGTCTTCTTATGACATCGGCTAAGCAGACCAGAGCTCGTGCCATGCTGGCTGCTGGACACACCCAGGCAGAAGTAGCAGACGCTCTTGGTGTGTCGCTTACCACTCTCAAGAACAGCGTAGTGTGAGGAGTTGAGACGATGGTCGAACACATGTTAACAACAGTGGACAATCCTTTCGATCCTTTCACTCAGTTCGATGAGTGGTACAGGTTTGATGAAGCTTCTGGTCATCACACAACACAGTTCCTTGCGAGAATTGTGAGGACTTCTGATCAGCTGTCTGAGGCTGACCAAAGCGCAGCGATCGAAGCAGGAATCGATGAGATCATTGATGAAGATGTGACCGGTCTCTATTTAAAGGTCGCTGCTTCTTAACGACTTGCAGTCAGTTCGAAGATAGGGGGGAGGGGTCTCGCAAACCCTACCCCCCGTCTGCAT